GAAGGCGAATATTCAGAATTCACGTCGCTAGTCCCCAAAAAATTAGGTAACGCATAACTTTTTTCTGCGGTTCTCTGTACGTCTTCCGACGTCGCGGTGGCTTTTCCGGAAATTATCTTATTATAATTGTTATTAAACTCTTTTTCAAGCGAAGAAATAGAAACTTGATGATGCATAGTGGGAGTTTCGACTATCCTTGCCTCGCTATCGTTTTGTATTTCAGAGATGCCGGTCTTTTCTATATCATACAAAATATTATCATCGTGAAAAGAATAGTAGGTTGGCTGCAGTTTCCCTTTGGACAGCATATAACGTCCAAATTGCGTTAATCTTAGATCAATTACTTCTTCTTTTTTATTAAAAAATTCCATTATTCCTCTATCTCAACCTGGATGTCCAGTTTGAATGCCTCCATTAAAGAAAAGTCGTCATATGGCCAATTATATCCAAGCACATCGCGCAGAGTCTTGTCTGTGTTGAAACCTAGACCAAGCTCTTCTTTTTTAATATCTGGTAGTCTTAACTTTGTTCTTTCAAGAACTGCTCTTTCTATTTGCCTATTTTTGTAGTTTTGATAATCTTTGATACCTCTTTGTTTGATTTTAAAAGTCATAAATTTTAAATTCTTATAAAAGTCTCTAGATGTTTTTATCCATTCAGAGCTTTTGTCGCCTGGTAAAGCATGATTTCTTAATTCTTTATCGCAGTATAAATAACTAGGATCCAAAAAGTTTGCTGGATTGATTGACTGCAGGCTTTTTCCAGGAGCGGTTCCAACAGATTTGAATCCCTTTGTTTTTGGCATCCAAGTATGACGGTTGTTCGGAGAAAGGTTTAAACTAAACGAAGCAACCGCCTTTTCAAACGACAAACTAGTTTCCGGCATAATTCCTTGGTATATATCTATTAGTTCTTGTTTGCTCAACTCATGCTCAAATGGTATTACTATCATCTGAAATGGCCCGAATCGATTCGATTTTTCACTAAAATGTGACTGTCTATAGTTTATAAAGTCTAGTTCAACCGGCAATTCATACCCGGGAATGCCTTTTTCTTCATCACCCAAAATTGTTTCGATCATGCGGAAAGCATCTGTAGTGGTTGCCGACGTATATGAGTGGCTCGATTCAAAACCCAGATGATCTCTTCTTGTCAACGTGTTGACCTTCCCGTGGACGAGCGCCACGCCGGGGATCTCGGAGGTAAACTCTCCAATTAATTCGTCTACTCCATATTTCCTCTTTGCCAGGGCCATCGACAAAAGATTTTCAAAAAGCATCTTATGAATGGGCAAGAAATATTTACCAGGAATTATTTCTCTAGTAACAAATAGTTCCCCAGAAGGAACAGACTCATCGCCTCGAAGTTGTACAGGTTTGTCAAAATAAGGTATAACAACGAGGGCCTCAGAAATTGTTTTTGAATCGGCCATTTCACCTATAGTTTTTGCGGCGCCGTGGAAACCTAACGTTTGAGACAGAGCGCCTGTAGCTTCGCTTTCACTAGTTGTCGTTTTGTTTATAAAATATCCAGACGAGGGAACGCCGAGATCAGTTTTATAAGTAGACAGATTCACCTTATAAAATTTATTATTTGGCAAATCCGATATTTTTAGAAACAGGCCCTTGTTAATGGAGAGACTTGGCATGTTGTCCAAAGCTTCAATCTCTTTTTGTACAATATTATCATAGGGGTCTGACCCATATCCGCCCCACAGGCCGCGGCCAGTTGTTGTATCGTGAAAAGAGTTTGTAACAAACGAAATTGTTTCTTTTTGTTCTTGGAGCAATCCTTGCCGTTCCTTGTTTGTTACAGCAGTATACGAAGAGGAAAAATCTAATACCGGGCAGACCCACTTTGGGTTTACATACCAAGCAGACGCCGCTATATCCATATCTGGCCTAACATAATTTATTTTTGCCCTGTTAAACACGTCAACACTACTGTTTAGCTTCATACGAGTTGAATAAAGTCCAGATGTCGATCCGGAAGCGGGGAGGCCAACACATAAAGAATCTTGTACTGTTCCAGTTACATAACTTTCTAAATAATAAGAACTATTGTCTGTTTCTTTAAACATGTTGTCCCACGTTGTTATATCACTAGTACTTTGTGCGGCGACGACAATGCTACTTTTACCATAAAAATATGGTGGTGTGTAGGTTTGGTAGGCCGGGTCTTGAAGATTCGCGGCAAAATAAGACTCATAATCTCCGTTGCCCGAGAACGTGCCATCTGATTTTAGATCGGAAGCAATCGCAGGATCCGCTCTTTCTATAAGCCCGGTCGACTCGTTATAAGTTTCTGTAACCGTTGTAGTCACTGAACCGGTCATTCGTACAATTTCTACAGGTGGACCATAAAGGTACCCTCTCATGCTAGCATCTAAGTTATCATTGGCATAATCATTGTTAACAGAACTTCCGCCGCCAACGCCGGCATTTCGGGGGCCTTCACAAAGCACTTGATGTTTGCCCATTTCCAAAGATACTTCCATGGCGTACGAATTGTCAGCCTCCAAATTAATATTGTTATCTTTTCTGTAGTCAGACACAATCACTGGAAGCTTTAAACCAGACATACCATCTTGATCTTTCAAGAAAAAGTTCATAGTCTCGCACAAGAAGTTGTTAACCGAAGATTCATATAGGAACTGATCGGTATTATTGTCGTCCACACTTCGTAACTGTCCGTGGGGACCTGTGTACGTATATGCGGCGCCGGGGTGCTCAGCTGCATTGCCGGCATGATCAGCGGCAGAGCCAGTTGTAGCGGTGCCTTCAGGGTAATTTATGTCTAAGTCGAGAAAATCTGTAGTTAAATAAATTTTTTCTGCCGACGCGGCGCTTTGCAAGCTAAATTTCTTTTTTAGTATACTGGTGTTATAAAGCGCTTCGAAAGGCATTCTAAAATCCGGGGCCGAATTCAAAATAGCTGGGATACTTCTCGATGCACCAAGCATATAAAACCCGCCATAATTAAAAGAAGACGTGATCGAAATACTAAATCTATCGGTGGTAGAGACGGATCCATAGTCTGCGGCGTTCTTGCTAATGATGTTGGTTGCGTTTAAGGAGCCGCTAAAGAACATCCATGGCGCGAAATAAGTTGGTTTTTTGCTATAAACAGGATAATCTACAGCTATGCCTGATTTTATTGAATTGTATAAAATGCCTGGCGCAAAAAATGGTTCCAAAAATGACTGTAACTGGCCGTTTTTTTGACCTTCTTGTTCTATTCTGTCATTTGTTTGTCCGTCACCATGTTCCGGAACCAGGCCCTCTTGTAAATTATTGTATATAAATTGTTTAAATTTGTTACCCACGTCAACAGTTTTTGTAACTGGATAAAAGTTCTTTTCTGGTCTTAATTTTTTAAGCCCATGGGCAGTGAATGTTATTCTACGCGGGATTGTATCAAAAGTTTTGTTTAGTGGCTTCGCAAGAAGGTTAGACATTTCACCAGTATCTGTGTGAGAAAATGCCTCATTAAAAATTGTTCCAGAAGAATTTTGTAGATGGCTAATCGCGATCTTGGTATCCGAATACCCCAGTTGGTCCTTCAAGGTAGAGACCTCGGTTGTTTTTGTCAAGCTCACATATTTAAACGCTGTCGGGCTTTCAGAAGATCCGGAAAAGTTCTCGACATCTGCGCTGGCTGTCACGAAAGCGCCATCGATCGTTAGAAAATTTAGTTTAAAATCTTTTGGATGCCTTGAAGTTGGAAATTCTACATTTCTTTTTATTATTTTAGCGGCACTGAGCGTGCTCACGGATCCTCCGGATCCTAGCGCCTCTGTACCAGCCTGTGAGTCATAAAAAGAATCATAAGATTTTTTCTGATCAAAATCTTTAGTTAAAGAAATCTCAGTATGCAACTTATCATCAAGCTTACCCTTAAAATATCTCTCATAATAATATTTTAGACTGTCGGCTGTCTTATACTCCGGCACATAACTATAATCGCGACCAATGAGTTTCATGTCTTGTGCAAAGTCAGAATATGAATTGTAGAATGGATTTCTACCTCTCACCTTGTTTGTGGCATAAAATGGTGTATTGTATGGAAAAGTATGTCTGTTATATTGTAAAGATGCGGTTTGGGCATGATAACCTAGAATATCGTTGTCCTCTGACCCGGTTTTGTGGAAGAACATTGTCGGCTTCGTACTATAAACCAGTTCACCAGCGGCGCCTGTCATTAAATTCTGAATTTGTCCATAAGAGGCGGTTGCGTTCGGCAGGACCTGGTATAAACGGTTCGGGTACGCTCCGTCGTAGTCGCCCGTCGAGGGGCCATAGACGTGGACAGGGGTCTCTTCGGGTGTCATCTTTGTTACCTTATCAAATACAGGCGAGATTGTCTGAAAGTAGTATATTGTCGAGGCGCCCGTGGACCCGTCGATCAACGAGACGGCCTCTTTCATCCTGTGCGGAGTAAGGCCGATCTGCAGTCCTTTTCCGCCATGGCTTGAAGTCAAATAGGGATAAATCGGTGAACTATAAATATCAGGTCGAGGATCAAGAGGCCACATGCTCAAAAGAGAAATTGGATGAGGTTGATAACTTTCTAAAGTAACAAATGCTCCTGATGATTCTACATCTACAGTTGGAAGGCCATCGGCGCCGACGGATCCGGTTGTTGTATCGGTTCCATGATGCACAATTATTCCAGGCTCCATAAAGTAATACGTGTGATTCCACTCCAGAGGGGCACCTCCAGATCGGCCGCCGCCGCCCGGGGGTAGCAAGTTGTAATAACCCTCGTAGTTGGAGGCGCTCAGATTCGTTATTGTTTGAATAACATCTTGCGAGTTTAGCGCAACGCTATTTGTTCTTAACCGTGAAGTACCATCAGACGAAATGCTGGAAGACAACGAAGGCTGAGAATCTCTCCAAAAACTTCTGTTAACTGCTCTGTCGTATCCATTTGCGCCTGTTCCGCTAGTTTCTTCATAAGACAGCTTCTGTAATTTGTAGGGTCTAAAAGCGTTGATTGATTTAGGAAAAATAGTTTCAGAATATATAAATCCGTGAGCGCCGTGATCTTTGGCGGCTGTTATAAGATTATAATATTCTTGTTTTGGTCGTTTTGTCGGTACTCCAGAAAACGAACTCGTATACCGATCGGTTCCAGCTATGTTAAGCGCTTGATTTATCTCTTTATTCTCAAAAAATACCATCTGGTTCATTAAAGTTGAACGAACTCTAAAATTGCCCGGTAGCACATCATATATAAAAGGTTTCTGCGCCTTTAATACAGATGGTTCATAATACTGTTGAAGCGATGGCTGCTGATATAATTTTGGATTTGAGGTGGACGCGTCTCTTAAAGAGGTATTCAGAGATTCAAAATGTTTGTTTACGTCCTCATGTATATCGTTTTCCAGTTTGTCTCTTAGCTGTTTCTTTTGCTGTTCACGAGCAATAGAATCAGCAAAAGTTGCATCAATTGACATTGTGTTGTTAAGGCGCAACTTTCTCGCAACAGGATGTTCTCCGCCTCTGTATTGCTTCCAAGAAGGGTGCTGATAAGGGCCGTTACGATTTAATAACAAGCTGTTTAGCTGATTAGGCTGTATTGAATTGTTAGTACCACCGGTAAAATCTGTTTTAGACATACCAGCAGCTCCAGAATCTGTGAGAGTAATAGTGGTATTGCCATCGGGGCCCGTGGTGCCGACCGTGGCTTGGGTGATTGTAACGACGGCGCTGGCGGCAGAAGCAGTAAACTTTGCATTTGCATTAATCTGCGCTGCTAAATTAGTGGCCGTTGTATTATTATTTGTTTCAGCGACCCATGTTCCGGCGCCGGCGATGGAGCCGGCTGTAAAATCATGAGAGGTAGTATCAGTAGCGATTAAGTTGACTTTATCACCATTATTGATTTCAGTAAGATCAGTAATGGTGACAGTTGCTGTTGCTTGTATTCCGCCCTGGGCGTCGACACTATTATTATAATATAATGATGAGTCACTGGTAAATTCATGTCCTAATTGATTAGAAGACCTAGACATTGGATCAACAATTAACGTGTTTAAACCAACAAAGTCCACATTAATATTGTTTGATCCTGTTATACTCGCGCTTAGAAAATTTAATGATCCACTTAAAGCCATTTATATCTTAACCTCATCATATAATTAGATTATACCTTAAATTATCGACGCTGTTATCCATCTTGTTTGTTGGTCCGTTCTTGGTATCATGTGAGAAACAAAGGCGTTGTCAAAAAAAGATGCAGTTATAACAGTCATCCCAATAAAGTCCGTTGTTGAGCCGGACAACTCCAGCCTTTCAATATTATTCCTGTGTATCTTGTGTTTTGACGCATCTCCGGAGATCGTGTAATCGCTTGAATTGATCGAGCCTACGGCCTCGGAACCAAAGACGCGTGCTGTGGCTGTGTTATGTGTACTAACACCGTATTGTCCTTGATGTGCTTGTAACTGTGAATTATACACTTTTCTAGGCCAGGCGTTTCTAAAAGTTAAAGCATTATTGGGGGAAAAAGTTTCGTGAGCAGGATCTAAAAAGCCTCTTGAAAGTGTTTCAAAGCCGCCTGGCGAACTAAATCTTGTTTTAATTCTAGTTCTGTTCCTTATACTTCCAGTTAAGAAGGTTCGATCAGGTAAAGTAAACAAAGGGTTGTATCCAGTAGGAGACACCATCGGGACGGCCGTCGGCGGCATGGAGAGAATCGCCTGAATGCTGCCGGCGGTGTACAAGGTCGTGGTCTTCGTGATTTGTGCCGTATTTTTAACAAAATAAGGATCATTGGCTTCTGGGCTGGTGGTATTAACATACTCGTATCTATCAAGATAATTTCCTGCTTTTGTGGGTGAAGTTCCAGTCATTTGAATATTGCGAATATTGACTGGTCGCTTTGCTATTGTATCTCGCGTATATAACGCGGTGGGTCTATTATGGTCATCGTATGTTGGATTAAATAATTTAAAGGCGTTTTGGAGCACACCGCCGCCGGTCTTTTTCCACATAGCAACGTTATCAATCGCACAATCGCCTAGGTGAGAAATACCAGCAGTATAGAGAAATCTTATATAAAATCGTTTCCCATACCAGTTTGTAAGGCCGTTGCCAGTTGTAGGCCATATGCGCGCCTGCGTAAAAGAATCTGAAGCGTGGAGGTGCTGCTGTCCTGACATATAAGTTGATCTCCCGGCGGGGTCGGTGGAGCCATCCCAATCAACCAAAAGATCTTCCACACCAGACTCGAAATTACGATCTGTTGAGGCTTGGACTTTTAAATTGCCCATACCTAGTCCGTGCATATGATATCGGAAGCTTATATAGACCTCTTCATTTTTTACTTCTGTTAAGTCTATTAAAGGAGTCGCCAAACTAAACGTCTGCCCAACTTTTGACGGCAGTACTTCACAATATGCATATTTACCAGAATTTGGGCCTGTGCCGGCGGATGGTGTTGGGCCAGATAGAAAAGTCCATGGATTATCTGCGCCGGCGCCATTCCTCCAATATTCATATGGACTTGGGTCTCCTGCTACTGATCCTTCTGGTAAAACAAGGATAGAAACATCAGTTGTAGCAGTTGTCGTCGCGTCGGTGAAGAACTCGGGTGGTATAATGTATTCTGTTTCAGTAGTATCTAAAAATTCTTGTAAGTGCCAGCCTTCAGGACGCGTTGAGCGATCATCCGATCCTTGATTGAGTCCCACATGGCGGTGCTGCATGCCGCCAACATATTTCTCGGTGAAGGGCCCTTGCATGGGAATTTCAGCATCAAAACCGTATTTATCTTCATGCAAATTAGTAAAATCTATACCAATTTGACTTGAATATAGAGCCTGATAGCCCGCGACGTCTATCGAAGATGAATATATACTGAAAGGAAGCAGTAAGGTACTTTTAGCGTCTGTATACTTTAGATCATTTTTACCGGTGCCTTGTGCATTTGAATCTGCAGTCTCCTCTGCCAGCATGGTTAACGCTTGAATCTTAAACTTTTTCTTTTCCAGCTCCGGGGGTGTCTCTTGATCATCACAAACAGTATCTTTTATTTCGTTATCAATATCCAGGAAAATAAAATCATCGTCGCTCCCCCACTTCATAACACTTTTATAGTAATCATGAGTCATATTGCTCAGAGAATTGCCGCCGCCTTTGAAGTTAATAGATCTCTTAACTTCTAATTCAATCGGGCGCGCAAGACTTCTGATGTCATAATAACTCTTGTCATATTTGACCGACGCGGCTGTTAACAAGGTAGGTTCTGAGCCTGTGACTTCTGTGATCACTATCTTTAATATATCGTTTTTATTACTGTCTACACTTGTATCTCCAGACGAGAGCACATCGTTTCTCTCGGCCCTTTGTTTCCACCATAAACAATTTTGATTTTGATTTGTATTCTCGGCCGGCGACAAAGGAGCATGACCAAACTTCCAACTATATTTTAATTCCTCGATACCCCTTAATGAGGCCGCAGGACTTTTTGTTTTAACTTCTAAAGTTGGGTACTTTGTCCAATATTTATTTCTTTCTAAAATATGACTTTCGACCATATTTCTTAAGAATTCTGTATTATTAGAAGATAGAGGTATAAGCTGCGCGATCATTATTGTTATAGCATCGTCGATCCATTTAAAATATTCTATAAACTTCTCTAAATCTAGCCTGTCATTCTCGACACCTTCGAAGAAAAGTTCTCGTAACTTTTGCATTTTCTTGTAAAATGGCCGGTATCTATTTACTGGCTCACCAATTAAATTGTTAAAGTTGCTGACAGTGGCAAAAAAGCGCAGCATTTCTTCAGAAATTGTTTGATACATGCTTTTTTCTACAGACAAATAATGTTCTACATAATTTGTGTCCCTAGTAAACACCATTTCATCTTGCTGCGTTAAAATCTTTATCATGTCGTCACTATTTACGACCTCTGGTAGTTTTAACTTAGCTGATTGGACAAAATCTATATCTATAGCCTGATTAGCTAAATTAGCATCTGCGACAAAATTATCGCCGCGGCCGGAATAATTGTATCTGGAAATTGGTGAGGCCCAGTGATCTCCAAATTTCAACTTTTGATCGGTCGATCCAGAGGCGAAGTCTTCGATCAAGAATTGGCCTGACGCGTCAGATCCTGTTAGATTGTCCATAGTCCAATTTAAAATCAAAGTTGAAATTTGAGGAACAAAATTTGTGTTTAAAGAATCATTGGCATTTCTATAAGGTTGCAGGGTACCGTAAGAGTTGGGATCTTTGGCGTGGGCCTTGATCGTGTCGTTAGAGAGGTAATCCAGCCAAACGCGTGTCGACGAAACTTTAACATCCGAATAGGACACTACAGAGCCAGTAAAGTTTGTACGATCGGAGCCCAAAAATATCCTTTTTGGTTGTGTGAAGAACGTGGTCGCGTTTGCCAGGCTCATCGTACCAGATACGGTAAACTCATTTTGTAAAATGTTTGATACATAATTTACCCCGTAAAGCTCGTACGTATATGCCGACGCAGTTGGAAGTAAAAAGCCCACGCTAAAATTTAGTGTAGGAGATGTGTCTGTCGATGCTTTTGTTGGTCGCAAGCGAAATGCCAAATTCCACTTTTCATTATCATAAGTACCGGCGTACGTATTCGAGTTTTCTATCGGGGAAAAAACGCTTGATCCCGACAAAACAAACTTTACGTTTCTTGGGTCGTCGTCTGGTTTTGAAGCATACACATTGAAATTAATTGTGTCCGAAGAATCAAAAGATAAGTCTGTGTTGGAAGCGGCGCATGCGTGGAGTCCGAAAATAGAAGATGAAAGTGAAGGAAAGAGCTTGTAGTTGTTGTCATCTACAATGGATCTTTTTGGAAAAACAACTTCTGTTTCGATTGTCATCATTGCACCGGTCAGCAGGGACTCCGTGGCGGCAGGAATGTAAGAAAGAGAATTAGAATCGGTAGAATCATAGTATTGGTACGCCGTTGCGCTGTAGGCATTGCTGTAACTGCCGGCGGAAGATGAAAGTCTAGTCTCTGCATCATCAAAATCAATATAAGATTTTTGAACACTGGTGTTCGTCGTGTTGTCTTTCAACTCATAAATATCATTATTAGAATAAATATTTAGCTTTATTAATTCTTCGTCAACGCCAAAACACCTCAAAAAGTTTCTTAACGACTTAAAAGTTCCTTTTGATTTTTGAATATAAGAAAGGTTGTTATAAATGTTTTGATATATAATATTTTTTACTTCATAAAGCTTCTTTTCGAATAACTTCTTTTCGTCTCTCTCAAGATATTTGGCTAAATCTGACATGTCTGCAAAAAGTTCTGGTGCTTCATAACCTCGTGAACTTAATAATCTTTCTGCAAAAGGTAAAGGTTTCTCGTAAGAAGTGTCATCTGGATAGTTTATGTCTTTTAATCTAGGTAATTTCTCTATTTGAAGATACAGATCATCGAAGAAACTAGCCATTATCTGAGTTAAGAATTTTAAGTTTTTAGTCTCTGACTCGTCTTGTTCGGCAATCCACGCCGGCATCGATTTGTAAAGAGACGATGCATTCTCGTGGTCATGCATCGAACCTCTAGCTTTTTTGTCCGCAAGCAGGCTCTTTACACTCGGGTGATAAGAATAAACAATTGGATCTAAAAATTCTTTTGTCGCGGCCGAAGAAAGGACAATTGCAGAACCGGTGTTTCTACACGTTGAAGAATAGTTCACGAATGTACCGTTACTGATTCTTCCTGAATAATCTAATATTGTAGAATCAGTTGATGCACGGCCCGTAATGCCTTCGTTAAACTTATAATATACTCCAAGGGATACTTTGTTGTTTATGTCATCATGTTTCACGTTGTCAGTGTTCGTGCCACCGCCTACTTGATCGATGTAAAAACGGCCTATCTGCTGAGCGTCCCTCTCTGTTTTCCAATATCGGAACTCGTCGAAAGAAGCAGATACTATATTGCCCCAACCTTTTCCGACGGTGCCGGCGTCAGTCAGAGGCCCGACGAGGCCACCGATTGAAGCAATCATCGCGCCGGTGACTTCGTTGATCGTAGTACTGGATAAGGTTAGTTTCGATTTATGAACACCGTCAACATATAGACTGGAAACGGTATCTGTTCCACTAGTCTTGGCTGTCAAAGCATAATGATGCCAGCTGCTATCCGCCAACGTGTCCAGGCCCGTATCATGGTCGAAACTTAGTTCTGTAGAACCAGATACCACTCTTAAATGTATAAGGCCTTTTGAATCGTCTGTTTCTCCATAGACGTAAGTCCTCAAAGAACCAGAACTTGTAGTCGAGCCCGAATTCCAAGAGTGAAAGATGTATTCATGGTGTACTGAGCCAGTAGAAGCCCAACCTTCTTTTTTCATCCACGTCTCAACAGTAACGCCCTTAGCTAAGTCTAACTCTAGGTTATTAGTTCTTTGATAGGTCGTATCATAAATGTTAGCTTTCGAAACACCTTTTTTAGAGGGGCCGGCAGAGAAATCACTTTTGTAATCTCCACCAGGGTCGGGATGTGGACCACCTTTTAAAAACACATATTGAGGCGCGCTTGATAATTTGACATTTGAACTAAAATCACCCGTAAAAGATGATGTCAAGTTCATCGTTACAAAGCCGCTTGTTCTAGGGTATTCGTTCTCAAACACAAAAAGATCTAGATAAGTGCTTTCGTTTTCCCACTCGACTTTCTCTGCCTGGGAGCCGTCATAAGGATATGTTTCATATATTCTTTTTATAGCGGTGTCGTAATATTCTTCTGCCAGTCCAAATCTAGCAAAGTTCGAAGCAGTAGCAAAATCTACGTCCGGACGAAATAACTCTTTCCTGTCGTTATATGCGTCAATATAGCGATATGATTCTACAGACTCGGCAAGATCTTCTTTAGTTTTGTTTTTAACAAATTTAAGAGAATGTCCTTTGTCAAATAGATCTTTAATGCCCATAAATCAGCCCAACTTTGTATACATTTTTAATTATCTTCAACCCTAAATTTAAACATTTCTTCTTGGTCTCTCCACTGGCCGGCGACATAATAACTTAATTTAACACCATACATGTAACCAGGTTCTAGCAAAGACATGTCTAAATCAAAATAGCTTCCAGAATTATCGTAAGATAAGTATGTATGATAAGTTGTGCTACCAGTAGAATTATTAATAACCGTTTTTTCATCAACCATTCTTATAATTTCGAATGATGCGCTTGGAATAATCTCTTTTTCAATTTCTTTAGAAGCAACATTATAAATTGTCGGACTAAAGTTTTTTAGCCTTGTGAACACCCTAAATCTTGCTTCCTCATCTTTTACATATTTTGGCTTAAGATTGGTTATTTTTGAAACATATTGTTCGTAAGTGTTCCAATTGGGAGAGGAAAGTGTTTTTGGCTTAATAGAGCCGGTATTGTATTCAACACTTCCGCTGTGCCAAACATCATATATAGTTTTTAATGTTGTCGAACCTGTGAAGGCAAAAGAAGCCGAGTATATGCCGGCTGAAACATAACCGCCGGTCACATTCAGATCTGCGGCGCTAGCTACGTCGCCGCCGACGGAAAGGGCTAATTTGGAGCCAGAAGGTGCAACGTCGGTAGCAGAACCAGAGTATATACTAACCAGTATTCCTCCGGTTCCAACTGCGGGAATGTTCGTTAACTGCCCCCTAACATAGTTGTAAAGATAAATTGTATTTAAATTGTCTACTGCAGGCGCCAAAGAACTACTGTAAAAAAAGTATCCTCGCTGATCTTCTGTTCTAGAGTCCCATCTGGCCTCGATCGCCGGAACTTTAAAGAAAAATTCGCTAGATCTTGAGAAAAACCTTTTTGTATAATAACTTGTCTTCTGGCCGGCCGTATTGTGTAAAACGGGTCCGGAATCTACTCCGGAAGAATTAGATACATACGCCTCTTGGCTCGACGTCAGAAACACGGCCAAACCATTGTTTGTCTGAGTGCTCGCCGCCCACTCTTCTACCATCGCAGTGATATCAAGTTCTATATCTTCATACCCTTCATCAAAAGTGTATGTATAATTCGGCATTGTTTCGCCTGCAACATATGAAGAAGAATGGTAATCGCCACCAGGCTTTCCCCATGCTGTCGTTTTTTGTCTATTTGTCCAATTTGAGCCCTCAATCGAATCTTTAACTTCATCTTTATACGATTCCATGTCCAGGCCAATTCCCTCTTGCCACGACTGCGAAACAGCCATAACATTAACCGTGAAATTGCTAGGTAATTGCTCGGAATGTCTCGCATTGTAGACCCTTAAATAAAAATTAACACTTCCGGACGCAGGAATCGTGCCGGCTGTTCTATCTGTAGATATGGTACTAATCGGAAATTCTAACAAGGTCCTTGATAGTTCAGCAGAGCTTGTAGTTTGCTGGCCATAAATCGAAAATACCTCCAAAATATCAGAAGCGCCCATGTTAGAACCGGTGGCGCGGGTGGACAGATCTAGCTTATAAGCGTTAGTTAACGTATTGTCTTTTGTCGCTTTATATTTTTTAATCGCCATTATCTAATAGTTCCCTTAATATCTAAATCAGGATATTTTATTTCATAAACTGTATTTTCTGGAGCGTATAAAATTCTCCCATCTGCGGAAATGTATTCTTTAAGATTCAATGCCTGGTCGGAATATAAACCTCCTGTCTCGTTTGTTATTTTCACGTCTGTTACATCAACAATTTCATCTAAGTTATTTAAAACATCATATATTTTTGATATATATACCGGCTGTCCGATATCCATTTTCTGTTCAAACATTTCTTCTATTTCCGTTATTGCTGCTGTCAAGGCGCCTATTTTATCCTGGTTATAATCAACGACTGCGACAAAATTAATTTTAATATTGATGATTCTGGCATCTAATATGTCAATTGTGTCGTTTATCATTCTATAATGGTTAAGCCAAGTTTTTATATTGTTCTTTAGTAACTGGTTGCTTGTCATAAATTTTCCATCGGCGTCTTCGGACAAAACATACAAGTTTAAGTTTCTCTTGAAAGAATCATGGTCTCTGTATATTTTAACCCTCTTCGCTGAACCAAACCTAGGGGACATCCTGTAAACCAAGGCCTCATAATCACTAGCAGTTACTGCTCTGTTTTGCGAAGAGAAAACATCGTTAACTCTTTGTTTTAATTCAGAAACTGTAGGTAAAGATATGTCCCCTATAACCGGTGATTCGTTAACTACTTCCAAACTATCGCGAACAGTCGCTATTTTTGAATTATTTGTGGCGTTAGAACTAAAAACAAAAAGAGGCTGAACGACCTCAGAAAGGGCTCGTGAAGCGACATTCACGTTCTCGACTGTGTTCGTTCTATATGTTATAGTAAGAATTGTGTTTGCCGGTGCAATGCCAAATTTGCTTGTCTCTACCAATTTTGAAGGATCGAATGTTCTGTCAGTTTCGTAATCTCTACCATGCATCTTTAATACAACGTTTGATGGGTGAATTGTGTTATCTGTTTTGAGGTTTTCTTCCGAACCATAGCCAAATTTAATATTTATTGTTCCAAAACTATTAAAAACAGTAAATCTTCTTGGCACAGAAGTTGTTACCATAACATCCGGTATATATCTTCTGGTCTCTGAATCTTTGTTCACAACTGATCTGAATATTGTGTCTTGTGATAAATAATCAACTTCGAAATATTCATGACCTTCGGAGTCCGTGATAGACACGATCTCCGTAATATCTGGATCTGACAGTGGAATTGTCAAAAATCTTGTGAAATTGCCAACACTTACAGTTTCGGTTTTTACTTCTCCGGAAATAACTCTGCCTATTGTTTTTACAGCGTACGATGTTGGTTTTCCATCTTGTGAATTAGAAGTAGCTACAACGACTTCATTGTCGGGGTTTGCAAAATCAATATCGTCTATTAAAGAAAAAATTCGGCCGGCGGTAGTGGAGAACTTGCTGCCTCTGACTAAAACAGGTAAATAATCAGCGTCTGGAGATGATCCGCCGGATGTCACGGGGGCGATAACATATATGGACACCAGACCAAACGAATTAGATCTAAGAGGTTGTTTATATCCCACTTGCTCTCCTAATCTTAAAATATTGTTATATTCGATTGCAGTATCTAGAAACGATTCGTTTGTTTGATAATCCAAATAAAAAGAAAGCATGTCACCGACATATGCTACCGTATCCAGCATCAACGAGCCAAAAGAAGCCTCAGAAAAGTCTTTGTGCACATCAGGATAATATCTTTGCGCATAATTCACCAAGCTTTTTTTGATGTCATTAAATTCTCGATCGGTGTATTTTATTAATTTTTTACTTTTCTTTGGCATTTAGTTTATATCCTCAGCTTGTATCTGCAAGCTAGACTGCAAATTTATACTAGGAGCTTCATATTCAATGATTATGGATAGGACACTTGAATCGGCCGATGTAGAAGGATCAAGCCCGTGATTAAAAAGTATTTTATTTACTCTTATGAACGGCATATATCTAGAAACTTGACTTGCTATTCTTTGTCTAATCATCCCGGTTACTTTTTGTGCCGGTTCAAATAAAAAACTTCTTAAACCAACACCAAAATCCGGATTCATCATTCTTTCACCTGGTGAAGTTAAAAGAAGGTTTTTAAAATTTTGTTTTATCTCTTCGGCGTAACTAGTAATGAGTGTATAGTTGCCATTTACATCGTCTCTTTGTAGTGGTAATTTTGGCCCGATACCGTTCATTTGTTATGCCCCCTAAAGTTGATCCTCACAATTTGGATCTTTTGCGTTTTGCATGTCGTCGTGCATTTTTTCTTCTATAGCATCTATAAATAGTATAGCGAGATAAATCATGCCAGGAACAGTACTTACAAACGGTATAGGCATCGGGAATGGGTGGACGCCGCCGCCGAAAGGAATAACCGATGGCATCATGGCCGCCCAAATGCCTGGAAGTAAATATGGAGATTGATACGCGGCTTTTAACCTTCTTTCTGCTTCTGCTATGTCCTCTTCTGCATTTTCCTCTAGATCTCGTTTTTTCTCTTCTAATTTTTTAAGCATATTCTTGCTTTCTATATAATCGTCTAGTAAGCCTCGTAAATTTTCAAACTCAGTTTTAAATTCTTCCCATTGCTCTTCTGCTTTTTTGTCATCGCCAAAAGGTGATGGATCAGTTGGTGGATCAGTTATATTAAAGACCCATTTTGCAATATCTGCGTCGCTTGTATCAATTTCTACGAGACTAGCAAGGTCTATTTGTCCACCAGGCTGGCCCGGGATAGTTTTTTCCATCGCATCGAAGCCGGCAAAACTTTCTCCGGACTGTAGGGTATATTCTTTTCCAATAGGAATATGAATATCATGAGGTTCACCGTTCTTGCTTATTTGTATATATAAGGGCCCTCCTGTTTCATTTTTAATCACACCGCCGGCCCCGAAGCCGGCCTGGGCCGGGACTGTTTCTGTGCTTGCGGCGGTGGCCGGAATCGTGACTTTCGGCAAGGCCGCGGCAGCTGACTTCGCAAATCCGACTCCAAAACTAAGCTGCATTTCTAACTGCTTTAAAATTTGTTTCGCAGCGTCGATGCCGGACTGTATTATTCTTTTCGCAGTTGCCACGCCTTGTTTAATTGCAGCCAAGGTAAGAGAAGCGATAATTCTTGAAATATCTATAATTCTCTTGGCAGTTATAACAGCTGGATCTGTAATTTCTACGAATCCTTTGAGGACAAGCAGCGGAGTTCTGAGGACAATCTTTAAGATTTCTTTAGTCATATCAGGTTCTTTGGCGGCCGTTCCAGCTTCTGCACGCATGGCGCGGTCTGCCAATAAATTAGCTATTGGATCTGGTAAGTGTTTAAAATCTGTAGAATTTGAAATGTTATCAATGATGTTGGACAACGATTGTTTGGTCTTATCTAAAATATCCGTAGGATTGGGAATAAATTTGGAGAGCCCATCAGATGCCATAATCGATGCCATGGCCATATATCTTCTCATCGGGAAAAGATAGTCGTACATTAATTTAAATTCAGGAGAATTTTTAATTTCTTGTAGCATTCCGTTGGCCAGATTGTTATAGAAGAATTGGTGAGGATTTTTATAATGATGGAAAGACCAATTTTCTTGTATGCCAGCGCCTAACTCGCTAAATGGAATTAAATCACTATTTTCCACAACAAATGATTGTGTCCTATCAATTGACTTAACTTCTTTTTCTATTTCAACAATTGGTATTTGTAGCTCGTATAGCATGTCGGGCTCATCTCCGCCAGAAAAATACGGCCTACGGCCTAGGATAGATTTAACCTTTTTCAAAGGTGTCGTTGATGACCGTGTATCCAAACTTGAGATTAAGGGCTCTTTGTCCAACTCTGGATTAGCAGTTGAATAGCTCATGCGCATTCCAAAACTAACCTTTTTGAAGAATGGCTTTAAACCAAAATTGTCGAACAAGCCAGTTAGTGCTTCTGACTCGTTAATCGCTTTTAAGAAATAACGATTATAAAAGTGACTCCACACAGGAAGAGGGACGTAATCGTATATATGACTTTTAAAAACATTGTTTTCTTCTTTTCTTTTATCGTTGATTTCATCTATAATATCTGAATAATCTTTGATATCAAAAGTCGCTGTCAACACAACTTCGTCGCACGGTTCTCCATTGGAATCAAGATTGCTGTAAATTTCAGCTACAAAATCTCTTTCTTCTCCCTCGTCCCAATCTTCGATCCTAACGTAAGGCTCAAAAGTTATATTGCCCAAAATTTTGTTTAATTCGTTTCCGTGCACTGTCTCTGGGCTGTTTTCAAAAGAGAATGCGTCTGACCTTCCAAAAATATAATGTTGAGAATTATAGAAAGAATTAAAATTCTCGCCCGTGGAGTAATTTGGATTACCCGAATTTAAATTCCAGGCATAGTTCTGCCAGTCAGAATATGGGTAATAGGATTCCACTAGTTCATGATACCAATTCATCGGTAAAGAGTGAAAATAGTTTTTGTTATTTTGAGATCTTGCGCCTCTTTCTGGTGATAATCCATATATATCTATTTCTTCTTTGTCGCGCCAGTGGAGGTTGCCCACATTCGCGTCGATTCCAACATAAAGATTTTTTATGCCCGAGCCGTAATTCATAGTATAAATGTTGTCTCGTATTCTTACATCCGAAATCCATTCAATGGCACCGGTGCTGCCCCCGGGGCCGCTACTTCCGGTAATACTGCCTGCTTCCGCAAAATTTTCAATATTATAATTCTCGATGAGGTTCTGGGCGGTGCCCGGGATCTCTCTTAAAAAGTCCTGAATATAATCTGGATCAGAATTTTTTAGCAAGGAAACTTGTAAATCTGTGCTAATCGGGAAACTGTTCACGAACATGCTTTTAACAATGCCAGAAATACTTTCGGCTTCCTTGGCGATTAAAAATTCCATACTACTTTGTGGCGCGCCGTTAACGCCTAATCTTAATTCTGCTAATTGTATATCAGTTAAATTATTTTCTTTTCTTAACATATCTGTCGCGAAGAAAGACAAGAATTCTATATCAAAATCTTGAGATATATTTTGTAAGACGACCGCTGCCATTCCAGTGTCTTTAAACACATCTTCAAGATCAAAACTGTCCCAAGCGATTACAGAAGCTAAACACATTTCTAGAGTATAAACTTTTATAACCAATCTGACCATACCTTGCAATAACGAAGTACGAGTAGCACCTTGTCCGCCTGTTTTAGTCTCATAAACGTCTTTGCAAAGTGTCTTTTCATAAAATTCTATAATTTTTGGTTTTATCTCTTCAATTTTAAAGAAGTCCGTCTCAGTATTCTGAGAGAGCGCTCCCGGAACACCGATCTTCTCTAAAACTTTCTCACATCTGGGATCTACACCGTCGCTAACCAAAGGACTTTTTAGGATTTTCTTCCACACTTTTTTCATAAACTTGCGATTTTGAAGCCTGGATGATTTCATTTTGGCAAACATTTGCGTCGAATATGCATACTGTAACGCTGAAAAGCCCTCTATGGTCAAAAATTCTTTGATTTTGTCTAGTTTTTCTTCGTTAAAGTCGTGGCCAGAGGGTAAGTATTCTTGTAGCTTGTCGTTTAGTTTTTTAGACAACAATTGGCCAAATATTTGTGCTTTGTAATTTGTTTGTTCTAAGGTGGTTTCGGAGTATAATTTTTTGTAATCACTCGCGAAATTGGCGCTTAAAGATTTATCGCCTGGATAAAGGCTTTCTATCAAATCGTGAACATCTGGAGCTAATTTGCCGGCAAAGTTAAAGTTATATGTTTCATTTGTAATTCTATTGTCAGCGACAATGACGGCCGGCGGGATGGTGGCATCTCCTGGTAAATATTTAGCCGGCGTCACGGCAGCTTCTAAGGCTTCTGCCTGGGCCGCGGCGGATTCTGCGTAGGCCGCGGCAGTGTCCAGGGCGAGGAATTCCTCTTGGCTGGTGTTCTTGAGAGTTTCGTATAAAACTAACATTTCTTGTTCTGTGACGAAAATAGAATATTCATAAGCAGATGTCAACATCTCGTTCAGGCCGGCCAGCAGGAGGGCGATATCTTTCTGGGCCGAGGTATGGGCGCCCTTCGGGGTCTTCTTTTTAGGATTGGGGAGTTCCTCGTACATGTCCAGCACAGGATTTATGCTATCGTATACCCAGCCATTTCCCGCGAACTTAGGATCATCTGTAGTCAGTACTGCCTTTAATTTGTTTAGATCAAATGCATGAAATTCCATGGCGACAATATTTTCAAATTGTTTGTTAAGTGCCGCGCTTCTCTCGTTTTGATCGGCGAGACTATACTCTTCTTCGTCGAGATATTTTATGAAAAATGCGCCGCCGAGGTAGCCGCCTTCGTCCGATGGGTACCCGGTCGGCGCCCCCGGATCGTAGTCGTACTGCGCGGTGGTCGCGGCGGTGGCCTCGTAGGCGGCGTTAAGGTTCGCCGCCACTGCCGCGGCGTGCGCTGCAGCCCGAACGCCGCCGGCCTCTTCAATTAGATATTCTGGAAACGGTGCTACTGTACCTTTAACAAGCTTTGATATATTCTTAACTTCGTTTATTTGAATATTAGAATTTTCTGATATTGGTGTTATAGTATTTTGGTATACAAGGCTTTTATCTAAATTTGTTATTTCTATTTGATCTGCTAGCGTAGAAAGCTGAGCTTCTGGATTGGCCGCACCAATAGCATCTTGTATTTGCTGCGCCGTCGCATCCGGACCGAAAAGCTTTACGCGGGCCATTAGTGAAGGAAGCTCATATTTTAATATATTTGGATTATACAGGCCGGAGCTTTGTATGTTAGATGCATCGGCGACAAGGCGCGCTTGGAGGCCCGCCGATCCAGCTTCTGCCCTCAAGGCCCGCGGCATCAGACTATCAGGTACGAAGCTTAGCGCGTTATACAACTCTTTATTGACTTTTTCGCCGTCGCCAGAAAAGCTCTCAATTATTTGTTGTGGGGGTGCATTCAAAGGACTTTCAGTGTCTCTGAATATTCTTTCGAATGCTAAGAAGTGTGGGTAATAAAACTCATAATCTTTCCAACGACCATTTTGTTTGAAGCCGGCGTCGCCGTGTCCTTCAGTTAGAGTTTTTAGTACATGGCCATGGATCCGGCCGATCCAGCCCACGGCGCCCGGTCCGGAGACGGTTCTGACATGTTCGCCTTTATATGCGATCAGTTCCGGGCTGTCGTTCAAGGCCTCGTCGACGGCGCCGGCGGCGGCCGCGAGAACGTCGAGAGGGAGGTAGACCCCGCCCGCGGGGTCGTTGTCACCGCCCAGGCCACCGGCGATGGCAGCCTCCGTCTTGCTCAGGTCATGTACCTCACCATAGTAGTGGTCCTTGATGATCCAGAGATTTTGTTTGATGCCACTGCTAGCCGGTATCGAAGAGGGCCTCTTCCATTGGACGCTCACGGTGCCATAATAGCCGCGCGGGAATGTCTGTTCTTGTGCTCCTTGACCAATCGCTTTAACATTGATCATTGGATTTTGATAAGTCCCAAATATCACGGCATTATTGGGATTTGAAAAATAATCTGGCAGGTTGTCGAATTTTCCTATTCTATCATATTGCAGGCCGGCCGCTTCTGCTATTGTTAACTCCATAAAAGCGATCGCAAGGTTAAATTCCCAAGTTTTGTTATTCTTATCTTTTTTTCCGAAGCCATTCGAGGTGTTCCAGAACCCCTCCTTGCTCTTCTTCTTGCTCCAGTACTGTGTTTCCAGCAGAATTTTTCTAACTATTTTTACTAGTTTTCTCAAACCGGACGATTTCGCATATAGCTTCCACCAGTCTACATAATCACTATTGTATGGTTTAAAGTTAGTGCCGTCGTAAAGGGCATCCGGATAAGCCGGGTCGAGTTCATCATTCCAGAAATCATGGTCCCGGAGCCAAGTGTTTGGAAAACTACGTCTAGGGTAGTTGCCCTCGTTGTCGTGATCTATTGTAAGAAATATGCCAGTATACGCCATCATCATGTAATACCAAACCCATGGTCTGTTATCAATATCTTTAAGTTTTGTGTTCAAAGGCCACGATCTAGATAAAACATTTTTATGCTTCTTATAGCTCCTCGTATTCGTGATCGGGTTGTTGTCGCTCGGATAATATTTGTCCATATTGCCAGGAAAATGCGCATATCTATTTTTATTATCGGATAGAAAAGGCTTTTTAAATATTTGGTCGTCAAAAATAGTTAACGCTCCTAGCTGCAGAATTTTAATTTCTTTACTGTATTCTGCTGCTATTTGCTCGTTTATATACGCGGACGGGCCGGCGGAGCCCAGGGCGCCCCAGTCGACGATGCCGTCGCCGTCGCCGTCGGCGGCGCTGAGCTTTGAGTTCACATAAGCGCCAACCAT